AGTGAAGACTATGCAAAAATTTTTAAAACAACTTTACAAGAAGATAGCAAAGCCGCTGGTAGGTGGGAAACAGCACAGGGTGGTGAATACTTTGCAGCTGGTGTTGGTGGTGCGATCACTGGTCGTGGTGCAGATTTATTAATTATTGACGACCCACACTCTGAGCAAGATGCAATGTCCAAGACTGCATTAGAGGGAGCCTATGAATGGTATACATCAGGTCCTCGTCAGCGTTTGCAACCTGGTGGTAAAATAGTTTTGGTTATGACGCGTTGGTCTACAAAAGATCTAACAGGTATGTTAATTAAAAATCAATCAGAGGCTAAAGCTGATCAATGGCACGTGGTCGAATTTCCAGCAATCATGGACCACGGAACACGGCCCAAGCCTGTTTGGCCAGAGTATTGGAAGCTAGACGAATTAGAAAAGGTACAAGCAACACTGCCCGTTGCTAAATGGAATGCACAATGGATGCAATCACCAACTAGTGAGGAAGGTGCAATATTAAAACGAGAATGGTGGAGAAAGTATACTCACGAAGAAATACCAGAACTACATCACGTCATACAAAGTTATGATACAGCATTTTTAAAAAAAGAAACTGCAGATTACTCTGCTATAACGACATGGGGTATATTTTATCCTAACGAAGACTCAGGTGCTAATTTAATATTACTAGATGCCATAAAAGGTAGATACGAGTTTCCAGAACTAAGACGTCTTGCACTAGAGCAGTATAAGTATTGGCAGCCAGAATCTGTTATAGTTGAGGCGAAAGCTAGTGGTTTGCCACTAACATACGAACTACGGAACATGGACATACCAGTTGTGAACTTCACACCATCAAAAGGCAACGACAAGCACGCTCGTGTAAATGCGGTTGCACCTTTGTTTGAATCTGGTATGATATGGTTTCCTGAGCAAAAATTTGCCGAGGAGGTCATTGAGGAATGTGCGGCTTTCCCATATGGCGATCATGACGACCTTGTGGACTCTACGACACAAGCTATTATGCGATTTAGACAGGGCGGTCTAATCGGTCACCCTGAAGATTACGTAGACGAAAAGGCAGAGAAACCTAGAAGAGTATATTATTAATGATTAAATTTGGAATGAAAGTACCGGAAATCTTTGCTCAACTAGTAAAAGGTTATAGAAAAGTTACTGGTAGAGATCCAGAGGGTTTAGATCTTATAAAGATAAGACAGGAGTCATTAAAAATATTTCAAGACATGAATAAAGTTGTTGATATTCAAACAGGTAAAAGTATGGACCCAAGTAAACCTATAGTAGGTGGATCACAAGAATTTGCATCAGGTATTATGAAAGCTATGAAGACAAAACCAAAAGAAGTTAAAGAAGTACAAAAAAGAATAGACTCAGGCGTAGCATCTGCTGTAGAAAAAATATTAAGGATAGATCCAATTGATGCTATGAAAGAAGCAAATTTAGTTATCGGTAGAAAAGGTCCTTATAAAAATTTAACACAAGAAGATGCTAAAAAAATTCTAGATGCAGTCGAAGATAAATTAAAAAACATAGATATGGATCCAGAAGATATGTTAGCAGACGGCGGTGTAGCAGGATTACTGGGTGAAAGATCAAGATATCAGAGAGGCGGTGATGTTGCTTACGATGCAGCTGACAAAGATATTTTTGGATCAAGTGCAATCAGCGTTACACCAGAAACTATTTTTGATGGCTTTGGAAATCAAGTTCAAGCAGAGATGGGAAATACTTATAACCCACCTTTGATAGAAGATGTTATAGAAGAAAAAAAGAAAATAGCAGAAGATATGCCGAGCAAACCAGTAAATAGTCTTCCTGGAATAGAACTTACAGGAATAGTAGGAGCTGCTGTGGGTCCTAATAACCCTGTTAGTATAAAATACAAAGGTGAAAATATGAGTGTGTCTCAAGGTTTATTAAATGCATATAGAGAAGCTGTAGAAGGTGCAAGAAAAAAAAGGAAAGATGGTTTTATGGGTCAAATAATGCTCCCTGGAGAAATGAGTTTTGAAGATTTTTCAAGTCAATACAACCTTACTTATGAAAATATTCCTGACGGAAGCAATACTATGCTGAGCAAACCAGTAAATAGTTTTCCTTTTCCAGGAAGACCACTGCCACCACAAGCAGTCGAACAAGCTAATGACCTACAAGGTGAACCTTTAGTAAATCAAATTCAAATGAGAATGCAACAAAGAGATGTTAAACCGGATCATTTTAGAAAATATGCTAAAGACGTCTTCGATACAGGAGGATACCCTTCTAAAACATTAGCACAATACGCAAAAGAAGCTGGAGTTAAAAATCAAATAGGTGTATTACAAGCAGCAGGGCCACCATTACAAGCAGCAGGTGGTACGGGCGGTTTACCTGAATTAGACATTCCAGCGTTAGGTGGAAACAATAATCAAATGGGTATACTACCTGTGATGCCTGTTGATAGAGAACTAGTAGCGAAATTTGCAGACGGTGGTCGTATAGGTTTTAAAAAAGGTATGGACAGAAGAACGTTTATGAAAATTATGGGCGGTCTTACAACGATACCTGTTCTTGGTAAATTTGCAAAAGGTGTTAAACTTGCAACGCCAGCCGTTACAAAAGCTGCAGAGCTTACAGGTCCAGCGTTAGCTAAAATTGTAGAGACAGTTATGGACTTTGGTAAATTAATTTCTGTAAAAGGTAGAAGAGTAAAAGAAATGGTAACTAAAAAGAAATACAAAGATATTGAAGTAGAAGAAGATATAGGAGATAGAAGTTTTATAATTAAAAAAGACAACAAAGAAATTTATTATAAACCTGGAAGAATGGATGAAACAGGCAGTGTAGAAGAGGACATTATAGAAGTTTTAGAGGATACAGTAACTAAAAAAGCAGGCGGTGGTATCGCTAGAATGTTAGGTGAATAATGAAACTTGGCCCCAAAGAAATTAAAGTGGTCAACGAGTATTTTGTTAGACCAGTAAAGAACAGACTCAAAGAAATCTTTTTAAAAAAAGGTCTACCACAATTAAAGAATCCAGACGAGATACAAAGACCACAAAGAGCTTTAGATAAAGAAGCAATCGATGCTTTTATGAAACGTAATCCTATGGCCGGTGGTGGAAGAATAGGGTTTAAAAAAAAGGGGTATGTAAAAATGACCCCAGAAGAAAAAGCAGCAGCTTATGCAAAAAGAGATGAAAAGGGTGTTGCATCGGCATTGATAAAAGAGAAAAAATTTAAAGACGTTGTTGATAAAATTTTTGAGAAAGAAGACTTTGGAAATTTTAAAGCTAAGGTTACAGAGTCTCAATTAAGAGCAGCAAAAAAAGCAGGAAAAGTTAGAGCAGGCACGGGAATTGTCCCCGCTCAATATATAAAACAATTTAATCAAGCAATTGCTGCTGGCGTTGATTCACCAGAATTTAAAAACATATTAAGAATAACTGGTAGATCTACGGATGACATTTTAAAATTAAATAGACTAAGACCAGGAGGTAAAACACTAACAAAGGTAAGAGCTGCTGCTGCTGAAGAATCTTTTCCAGATTCAAGAAAAAAAACATTAGAACAAAAAGCTGAAACGCAGAAAAAAGCTAAAAAAACTAGAGGTAAAGTAATAACAAAAGCTAAAAAATTTGCTAGTGAATCAGATTTACAAGATCTTAAAATTGTAGAAAAAGGAAAAGAAAATATAAATAAATTTTTTGAAAAAAACCCTGATGCAATAAACAACACACCTTTTGGTAAAAAAATAAAAGCCATGATGTCATTACGAATGGATCAAGAGGGAAAATTTTTTAGTAAATTAATGTCAGATGATTATTTTCGTGACAAAGCAGCAAAAGGAGATTTATTTGATATATTTGATTTAAAACCTGTTGTAAAATCTGGTTCTCAATTTGTTAGAGTTCCTTACAATATAAATATTACTCCCGGACAATTCAACCAAGCTTTTATCGAAGGACAAGTTTCAAGATTTTTTGACAAAGGTGTAAACCCAGAAGCTTTAAAAAACTTAAATAATTTTTTAACAGATAAAAATATTAGAGTGGAATTACCAAACGTTGGAATGACAGGAGCAAAACCAGATGTTGCTGTGCAGCCCGGAACAAAAGAGGGCACAAGAACTTTTCCAAGAATAATAGAAACTTTAAAAAGATTAGATGCACCTAAAGAAATATTACAGAATTTTATAGACATAACTCCTAGTGTTGGTCCTTTAAAAATTTTTAAACCTTTAAAAAAATTTGAAGACGGTGGTAGAGTTCCTTTTAGAGTTGGAACTGCTGCTAAAAAAATAGCCATGGGAGCCTTAACTCCAAGTGGTGTTGCAACTCTTTTAACTCCAGATTTAGATCTAACTAAAGCTGAAAACAGAATTAGTTTAGCAACAGAAGCGGCTCTTGCTCCTGAACTTATTAAAGCAAGTATTGGTGCAACCAAGGGAATGAAAAACAGAAAAAAACAAAAGTTAATTCAACAACTTTTAAATTTAGGGGTTCCTACAAAAAAAGCTTTGCGTATAGCAAGAATTGCATCACCTATTGGTATAGGTAGTTTAATACTAGAGGGAACTATTGCAGGTGCAAAAAGGTCTATGAAAGAATCTAAGAGAATAGATGCAATACAAGACAAAGAGAGACAGATGCAAGAATTTGACAATCTTATTAAAAATATAAAAGGATTTGCAGGCGGCGGTATTGCTAAATTAGCAGGCGATTCATCAGGCGCTATGCTACAATCAATGAACCCTGATAAGGACGGGTTGCTATCATTAATGAAACGTGGTAAGAAAATATAGGAGTATAAATGGCAGATATAGATAAAGGACTCCCGAACACTAGAACTCAAATAGAAGTTCCATCAGAAGAGGAACTACAAGAAGTTAATGTTCAGGAAGAGACACCAGAAAAAGGACCCGTAGAGGTCATACCAGAAGAAGACGGCGGCGCAACGATAGACTTTGAACCGGGAGCTATAAATATACCGGGCACAGAATCTCACTTTGATAACTTAGCAGATATTTTACCAGATGATATTTTAGATCCAATTGGAAATGAAATGGTTCAAAACTATATGGACTATAAAGCATCAAGAAAAGATTGGGAACAATCTTACAAAGCAGGTCTTGATCTTTTAGGATTTAAATATGAAAACAGAACAGAACCTTTTCAAGGAGCAAGTGGCGCAACTCACCCAGTGTTAGCAGAAGCTGTTACACAGTTTCAAGCACAAGCTTACAAAGAATTATTACCAAGTGATGGACCTGTAAGAACACAAGTCATCGGTGCTAAGACTACACAGACAGAACAACAAGCACAACGTGTTAAAGATTTCATGAACTATCTTGTTATGGATCAAATGAAAGAATACGAAGAAGAGTTTGACTCTATGTTATTTCACTTACCACTTGCAGGATCTACATTTAAAAAAGTTTATTATGATGTACCACTAGGTAGAGCTGTATCAAAATTTGTACCAGCAGATGAATTAGTAGTTCCATATACTGCAACAAGTTTAGATGATGCTGAATCTATAATACATACAGTTAAGATGTCAGAAAACGAAT